AAACTATATAATATAGATATTAACAATAAGAAGGGTAATAAATAATGTCGACTATTTTAATACTTGCAATAGCTTTTGCAACACCATTAATTATTCTACCAGTATTATTATTTAAATTAGCAGAGTTTACAGATAGAAAAAAAGGAGATTAAAAATGCCAAAGTTTTATAAACAAAACAAAAAGAGAATAGATCCAAGATACTTTTTAGAAGAGACTGCTTATTCTAGAGATGATGACGAAGATTTAAAGAGACAAGGCTTAACGATAGGCGGTAAATGGCCGACCGGCCATCGCAATAGCCCGGGCACCTCTGATCCTGCCGCACGTGCAGCAGAACTGGCGCAGCAAGGTATGGAGCAAGCTAGGACTGGCGAAAAACCTCCATGGGAAGCTCCAGACTCTGGTAATCTAGGCCTTTTTGATGGTACTATGGAAGACGGAACACCTGTCTCAGCCGTTTTAAATTCAGTTAGAAAACAATTAAATATTCCCGGAGGCACAGCTATACTTCAAAAATTTGATCAGTTACTTAAAGAACTAGGCGTTGACCTTGGTGAACCGCCCAGTGCGTCCGGCCATGAAGGTTTTGATCCCGGCGCCGATGAGATGGAAGATTCTTTAAAGAGAACCCAAGCATCTCTGACTGACAAAGAATTCGGAGAGAAGAGAGACTGGCCCCCGGGTTATGAAGAATATAGTTAATTACGGGGGCAACAGTGTGAAACTCATAATGGAAAATTGGAGAAAATGGCTAGGCTTAGAAGAAGACCCACCATCTGATGGGATGGAACCTATTGATCCCAAAGCATATGATGTGCACCCCGGCGGCGCCGATTCTCAATTGCCCACTCTTAATCCTCCAGATGAGCACCCACGCGGAGCACCAATAAAAGATAGACCAGCATTGCAAATTGATCATCCAAAAGGCGCCCCATCTGACTGGTCTATGAACAAGTTAGATCGCAATATACAAGATTTTAGAAAGTCGGACAGAGATTTTAACATGCCAACTAATAAAGACTTAATTCAGCGAATGAATGTGCAGAATAGAGAGTTAACTAGATTAGAAGCGGCGGATACTATATTAAAATATGATGCTGACCGCCAGAGAGAAATGATGGAAGAATTTAAAGAAGTATTAGCACAAGCTGATACAGTAGATATTGATCTTTTCCATATACACAAAGAATTAAACGATATGGAAAATTCTATAAGAGCGCTTAAAACAAGGAGATGAATTATGCCAAAATTTTATAAACAAAACAAAAAGAGAATTGATCCAAGGTATTTTATGGATGAACTTTTAGAAGAGGCTTCCGACGATGGTTTTACCGCGGCCGGATCCTGGCCGAAAGATCATCCTGTGAGCCAATCTAAACGTAAGGGTGCATCTGAAGAAGACTCGCCACCATGGGCATCTTCGGAAGATCCGATGGAGAGAGCGAAACAGTTGTCACAACAGGGTATGGCGAGTCAATCGCAGACACCTAACCTTGGCGTTCTCGATGGCGCCCTGGAAGATGGTACACCTGTTGCAACTGTTTTAAATATGGTTCGAAAACAATTAAATATCCCGGGCGGAACGGCAGTTCTTCAAAAATTCGATCAGCTACTTAAAGAATTGGGTGTTGATCTGGGCGCCCCCGAGCAACATGATCACGAAGGTTTCGACCCGGGAGCAGATGATATGGAAGATGCGCTCGGAAGATTTCGTGACGCGTCCGAAGAAGACAAAATTCGAAAAAGTGTTCTAGGAAGTATGGCAAAAAATCCACCATCAACGCCATGGTCCAAAGGACGATAATAAATTAATGGGGGTGTAAAGGTATCGACAGGGTAAGGATAATAATACGTGCAAGGCTGTGTGAGTAGGCACAGTAAAACTACTCAAAACATAAATGCCAACGATAACGTTGAAAATTTCGAGGACTTTGCGATTGCCGCATAGTTCTTGAGGAGGCTTTCCAGATACCTTCTTAACCGAACATCTGGAATTGATATATTTGATATTATATTTGCTAATTAACGGCTGTCTAGGGCCAGATCTAGACTAACCTTGTGAACGACGTATTATTTGAGATGTTCTGGACAGGAGTTCAATTCTCCTCACCTCCACATCCATAAAATAACTGTCCGTTTCCATACTTTCTAAACTATTTATTATAGGAGGTATGGAAATGGCGGTTGTTTTATTAGAATGTGCAACATGCAATAAACAATTTAAAAGAAATAAGAGTGAACATAAAAGAAGTCAAAAGTTAGGACGACCAAGTTTTTGTTCTAGAACATGTTCTGGTGCGAACAACATAAAGAACTTTGACGAATATTATCAAAGCGGAGGAAAGAGGCACACAGAACATTTAGATCCTGCCAATCGCCGCGACAAGCATTCTCCATTCAAATGGTTTATAAGAGTTGTAAAGAGAAGAAACAAAACAAAAGGAAAAGAGTTTGATATTGACTTAGAGTTTTTGAGCAACCTCTGGGAAGCTCAATCTGGAGTTTGTCCTTTTACTGGATGGGAGTTAAAATTACCATTTCATAGCACCGATTGGGATAAGGATGACGACAAGTTAAAAAGAGCCTCGCTTGACCGTATCGATAACTCAAAAGGATACATAAAAGGAAATCTCCGTTTTGTATCTCTCATGGCAAACTATTGTAGAAATGAATTCACAGATGAAGACGTTAAACTGTTTTGCGAAGCAGTGGTCAATGAAAAATAATCCTTGACTTTTCCACAGCATTTTAATATAATAATATTAAATGAAGTTACCCCGCTTGTTACGGGTGGGACTGGAAACAGTCAGTTAGGTGGTCTGGTTGCCTAACGTTTTTTGGAAACTATTTAATATATGAAACATAAACTTATAATGGAAAACTGGAGAAAGTTTGTAAAAGAAGCAGATACAGATATCGACAGCGATGGTGATACTGACCTTGAAGATGTTTTAGCAGTTGCTCAAGCTGCTGCCACACAGGGTGCAATTGAAGGAGACAAAGATCCCAATATTCAGAAGATCGAAGATATTGTATACAATCTCCCCAATGTTACCAAAGATAATTTTGAACTTGACATAGAACATGATCCGGTGTATTCTCCGGGCGAATATCAGGTATTTCGTTCTGAGTATGAGATGACTAAACTGGCATCTATCGCAGGGTTAAGAATGTCGCATGAGATCACACAAAAGTTCAAGGACGCTGGATTTAAGGTCGGCCCAATGTGGAGTTCGAAAGAGCCCGTCGTTCTTATTGTTCCTGATCCAAAAGTGTCAAGATAACATTTGACGATTTGGCCGTTATAACTTATTAAGCAAAATAAACGATTGTTTATTTTGGACAAAAGGTTGACATTCAAATCTAAGTGAGGTATAATTGTTACATGATAAGCCCCTATAGTCTAGTGGAAAGGCAACGGTCTTCTAAACCGTCATACGCTGGTTCAAATCCAGCTAGGGGTTCTAATATATATTGTTGGAGATGCCAAAATGCCCATTCATAAAATAAAATTATGCAAAAGGTGCGATAAAACAAAGACAAAAGATGAATTTTATCGCAGGCGATCTGGAAATGATTTGTCGCCTTATTGTAAAAGATGTACTAATCAACAAACCGTAGAAAGACAAAGAAAGTTTAAACAAAAATGTGTTGAATATAAAGGTGGCAAATGTGAGCGATGCGGTTATAATAAATATTATGGGGTGTTAGAATTTCACCATAAGGACACGGATAAAAAAGATTTTGCTATTTCTAAAGCAAGATTAACAGCTTTTAATGAAAATGTAAAAAAAGAACTAGATAAATGTTTGTGTTTGTGTGCAAATTGCCACAGAGAAGAGCATGCGAAAGCCAAAGCGCTGCTCTAATCCGTAGGTCGCATGTTCGAATCATGCCGGGGGTGCTTTTAACTCTTGACAAATGAACAAATATGGTTTATGATGAGTTAATGATAAATGGCTGAATGGCGGAACTGGTAGACGCAAGGGACTTAAAATCCCTTGTCCATATGGGCGTGAGGGTTCGAGTCCCTCTTCAGCTATTAGTTAAAAAATTAAATACAAGGAAAAAAAATATGTTTAAGAATTCAGATAAAAGTTTAGTAGAGTATTTCAAAAATATGAGGCGGCAGCCAGTCAAGAAAATTCAGGCCGCTATTAACAGGGAAGATTGGGATAAAGTCCGGGCATTGGCAACGCACATGAAATGCCCTATCGCACATATTGAACAGACACTGATCAATTTTGCTGTAGATGTGGCTCTCAAAGAATATGATATACGCAAAGAGGCTATTCAGCCGCACTATCGCCATCCATCAACTGATTAATATGGAAAATGTGGAAATGGAAAAGATAGGCAAGATTGGTTTTTGGAACGCACTAACATTAATTGTGTTATACTTTGTGGCCAAAAAAAACAGTGAAACTAAACGACTTTTAGGGTGGGCGGTTTTTGTAAGAATACTTCTCCCCGCTCTGTTGTCTATCTTTCTATTTACTGTCTTTTCTTTATAGTCTTGACAGTGCCAAAGAAATGTTATAATATTGTACACACCGGGAGGAGGTGATAGTTGAACTATGCAGAACAAGAAGATTTTTCTCAATTTGGGAAACCATTTCAAGAAAATTTATGTCAATTGATTTTTAGCAGCCGCACTTTTGCCGATCAGATGCAAGAGGTGCTAGACATTAATTTTTTGGAGTTTAAGTATCTTCAAGTTTTTGTAAAATTAGTTTTTCATTATAAGGAAAAGTATGCGCGCCAACCCTCTGAATCAATTATGGGTACCATCCTCAGAACGGAGTTAGCTAATGAGAATGAGTTAATTATAAAACAGATACGAGACTTTTTTGCAAGGATGTCTCGGACTGATGTGCAGGATGAAGAATATATAAAAGATGTGGCTGTAGACTTTTGTAAAAAACAAGTCTTAAAAGAAGCAATATTAAAGTCAGTGCCTCTCCTCAAAAAATCTTCTTTTGACGATATCCAAAAGCTCATAAACAACGCGATGAAACTGGGCAACGACAACGATGATGGTTATCGGTATATTGAAGATTTTGAAAGAAGGTTTGAACTAAAGTCTAGAGATCCGGTTACAACAGGGTGGAAAGTGCTTGATGATCTAACCAAAGGGGGTATTGGCAATGGAGAGCTAGGTGTCGTTATTGCACCCACTGGCGCCGGTAAATCAATGGCGCTAGTGCATTTAGGAGCCCAAGCTCTTAAAGAAGGCAAAACAGTAATCCACTATACTTTGGAGTTATCAGACACAATTGTTGCCTCTCGATATGATAGTTGTATTACTGGGATTCCCCTGAGAGAACTCTTCAATCGAAAAGAGGAGATTTATAATGAGATTAAAGATATTTCTGGAAAATTAATTGTTAAAGAATATCCAACAAAATCTGCAAAAGTTGACACACTTCGCAATCATTTAGAGAAGTTACAACAACAGGAAATTTCTGTTGATATGATCATTGTAGATTACGGAGATTTATTACGCTCAAATTTAAAAAATGATGAGAAAAGACACCAGTTGGAATCTATTTATGAAGAGCTACGAAGTTTAGCTCAAATTAATTCTTGTCCTGTTTGGACAGCTTCTCAGACGAATCGATCCGGCTTAAATGCTGAAGTAATTACAATGGAGGCGATATCCGAAGCTTTTAACAAATGTTTTGTGGCAGACTTTATCTTTTCTATTTCTCGGACAGTTCAACATAAAAATAGTAATGGGGGTAGGGTTTTTATTGCTAAGAATCGAAATGGCCCTGATGGTTTAATATATCCCATTTTTATGGACACTTCTAATGTTAAAATTGATGTACTTCCCCAGATTGAAACTTTTGATGAAGTGAGAAAAAACGAAGTGAAAAAACAAGAACAGACCTTACAAGAAAAATACAAAAATTATAGGAAAAAAAGGGGAAATCAATGACAATAGACACTGCAACACAAATCTTATCAGATATCACTGTTCATATGAAATATGCACGGTATCTTCCTGAGAAAAATAGAAGAGAAACTTGGAAAGAGTTAGTTACTCGCAATCGCAAAATGCACATGAAGAAATATCCGGCCTTAACGGAAGAAATTAGAGAAGCATATAAATATGTTTATGCTAAAAAAGTTTTACCTTCGATGCGTTCTATGCAATTTGGAGGGAAACCAATAGAGGTAGCCCCTAATAGAATATTTAATTGTGCATATTTGCCTATTGACGATGAGCGCGCATTTGGAGAAGTTATGTTTCTTTTATTGGGGGGAACGGGCGTCGGCTACAGTGTACAAAAGCACCACACCGAGGCACTTCCAGAAATAAAAAAGCCGAATAAGAATCGAACGCGCCGATATTTAGTTGGAGATTCAATTGAAGGCTGGTC